CTCAACATTTTATTTCCCCGCTTTCGAGCCAAGCCCTGTAGTCCGACCGCCATTCCCGCAGCTGTCCTGATCGGACCTCTGCCAATGTTACGTCGTGCAAATTCAAGGTCGGCACTTCTTGTGTCTCCTTTATTCGCATACACGGCATCATGCTCTTTACACGTTTGATCAAACTCATCTCTTGCAGGTATTGTACTAACGACTGAAGATTGGTGTTCTCCTGCCGACCAGTTGGGTCCGCAGTAATCACCATGAATCTTCATCTATTTTGTCATCCCGCCTGGACAGTCCTTGCTCAATTATGAACAAGAAGCGCGGTGCTCATTACTGAGCGTTGGACACCATTTCAGCCAGCACTTCGCTGCTGACAGTATCGATCACTCCGGCTTTAGACAGCACATAGCTAATGTGGAGCCTAAAATCCGCAGCGGAGCGCTTATATCTGCGAAAGAAAAAATCATGGGTAGCATCACACGCTTTGTGTGGATTTCTCGCCGTGATTGAATATTGTTTCGAGACGTTATAAGCGGTCATATCTTTGCTACTTACTGATTTGGTATCATAGAATTGACTTGCATGTTCCAGGTATTCAGCAATGCCAGGTATGTAGGACGCATCCTTCATCCATCCTTTAATGACGCCTGCAATTTGTACGTCATTAAGGTTTTTCATTGAGAACCCTATTTTCGGAAGAACCCGCTCTGGTTTGGGACCCAGAACGGTCCGGTTTCCAGCTACTGGCCAAAACACCTTGGAGCAGAATTCTACCTTCTCTAGCTCTTCAGTGATAAAGCATTTAGCTTTGAAACCATATCTCAGATACTCATCAACCACCAACTGGACGTCGAACGTTGGTTCGAATAGTTGGTAGAAAAATTTCTCCAGGATAATCATGCTTACAATTCCATTGATGAAACTGTTACCGCATGAGGTATTTGGGTCACCGGATTTCCGGCCACCCACACAAGAATATTTCACACCTTTTGAGGTATAACCACAGGTCTTCCATTGTGCTCTTAAAACACGCAGTTGTTCCTCGTTAAAACCACACGCCTTGTAGACATTAAACTCAAATTTCAGTGCGGCTTTTGAGATTGTTGTATCAAATCTCGAAAAGTCGTTACACACGAATATGACTTTATCGCCTAGTCGGCACACGGCAATCATGTCATCTCCCATGACTGCTATGCAGATGTATGGACCTTTCTTCTTTAGAACCTCATCCAGCCAATCCCCTAGGTCTTCTGCCGAGCAAGAAGATGCGTAGAGTAAACAGCGGTCTCGGTCCACCGAAGTGTTCCATTGCATTGACAAGGATTTCGAGAATCTCTTCATGACAGGGCCCAAAACAACGTTGGCTTTGTGACTCACACCTTGTATGAGGCGTGGGTCACTTTGCTCAACTGCATGTACGGAGGACTTGATCAGTTTTTCACATTTAACGAAAGCTCCGCGGGTGAAGTCTTTTTCGTCTAAACCATGTTCTTCAAACTCTTTAAGTGCTCGCCAATGCTGCTTTTTCCTGCCTTCAGGGAATCCTCGATTCCAGGAAGCAAACGTAACTTCGTCTGTTTCCTTGTATTTGCCAATACTGAAGTATTTTTGCCAATTGATATTTTCGAATATGCCTTCTTCGGGTTCGGGTACTTCCATTAAGCACCTGTTCACAACAGCTGTTACCTCGTTTTTAAGGTTAGTGCTGTGGGCAATGGGTAAAACCTCCGAGAAACTCGGACCGATTGGTCTCAGTCTGGGTTTATCTCTCTCATCGTCCTCATGAGTTGGAGGAATGGTGATCTTGGCTTTGTCACCAGTTTTAACCAAAGGAACGTTGACAGTTGTCGTCGGGAGCAGCGACATCCGTCTCGGTTCTGTTACGACCGAAGATAGTCGGTTCTGTTTATAGTTGTCGATGTGAAATTCGGGTACATACTTTTCCTCTTCACCACAACAAAACAATGAACCAACCCATCCCCATAAGGTTCGTCCTTTCTTCTCAAACTTTCGGGCGCTGTTGAGAACGTTAATCTCTTCAATTCGGTTCATTATCTCTCGACAATTTCCCGTTTCGCAGCTTATTCCGTGCAGAAATCCAATCCGGCACGCAGTCACCACCTTGGCATCAAGGTCGTCCAGGTCATTATATTTTTCTTTAGCTTTTTTGTTTACAAATGCAATTAATGTAGAATAAGTGTCCTCCGATCGTTCTTGACCGACACACTTATTACGCGCCCAATCCACGATCTCTTTAGGAACGCAGATTGTTTGTTTAACATCACGTACAAACAACAGACTTCCAAAGCTGTACACTTTGGAAGTTTGACTAATCAAATGTGAATAGTTAGCCTCATAACGTTCGAAGTCGTTAGGCTGATTTAATCCACGAGATATAAAATTTGACCGGACAAAGGTGATACGTCTCGTATCCCACATGGTATCTATTTTCCAAGACATTGCACGTCCTTTGTTTGAGTAGTGTGAGCTGAAAAGCCAACGCTGAGCATCATGACGATAAGGTACGCTGTTACCGCGTACGTTCATCGTTACGATGTCATTTTTGTCGACTATGTAGCTCGACTCACCATTATGGAAAGTTCCTTGGACATCTGGAAACATCTGTTGTTGAAAGATAACAACAGTATATTTTTCCAGTAAGTTCAAAATATCTTCCCGGGTTAAGTAATGTCCAGAATGTATCCCTATAGCAACTACAGGACACTTCTTCGCGACATCACTTAAGCAATCGCATTCTTGACCCAGATGACTGCATCTTCTTTCATTAAATCGTCCGTACGTGTACTGACGAACTTCGTCTTCTGGGGATAGAATGGGGTTGCAAGTATGGACATGTTTGCGGGAAGCGTTCCTCACAGCGCTTCCGCCGATATCCAATACTTTAACATCCTTTCCATGGGTGCGTAGAAGGTCCTTATGAAGCATAGCTTCAGTAACAAGACGTTCGATCGCCGCCACGGGGTGGCTGTGCTCAGCAATAGCGTCTTCCGACTCAACGATCTCTACTCGGGGAAACATTGAATTCAATGTTTTCCGGAGACTTTCGTTGATGACGAATCTGACTTTAACTTTCATGTTGCTTGAAAATTTAGTGCGACTGCTGAAAAATGTGTTTCCACAAGAGAACAAATGTATATAACCGCGTACAGTTAATGACCC